ATGGCAACTGTGAAATCCACTCAAATCACGAACCTCGACGCTTCCCCGGTGGTTCGTGAGCCCGCTCATCGCGACGGCGCGATGTTGCGGCAGAACCATAGCGCCGCGGTAATTTCGGCCACGATCCCTTCCGGCGATATTGTTCACATGGTTCGTGTTCCGTCGAACGCCCGCGTCCACGATGTTCTGACTTCGGCCGCCGACGCTACGACTGCATTGGCAGCTGACGTTGGTCTCTACAGCAAGAATGCGGACGGCACCTATACGGTTGTTGATGCGGACTTTTTCGCCAGCGCATTCGATTACGCGGGTGGACCCTTCAACAACTTCAGCGTTGTTCGCGAAAGTGGCGTCTACACCATCGCCAACACCGAGAAGATGTTGTGGGAGGCCCTGGGCCTCACGGTCGATCCGAAGATTGACTATTTCGTCTCCCTCACCATCACGACTACCGGCAACGGTGGTCCTACGTCTATTAACCTCACGGTCGAATGGACGAAGTAACAGAACGCACCGCCGCCTGTGCCTGCCCGCGTGTGGGGCCGGCGCGCGGAGGGCAGAACGGCGGGCGCGGGGCCTCGTGAAGCTCGGCCCGCCGTTCGCACTTTGTAAGGAGTATTGACAATGGCAGCAGTTGGGGTTCAGGTCTCGGCGGATGGAAAAACGGTCGGTGGCGCCGCCAACTTCGCAGCTACGTCAGGAGCCCTGTCAGCCGCCATGGCTGTGCTTGTAGCCGATGGCGCAGCGCCTACCCAGGCGCACGTTACGACCGCCGACAGCGCCCTGACGGCGCTCCTGGCGGCCGAGGCTTTGGGAACTATAGTGCGGGTCCAAACGACTGTGACCCGCGGCCAGTTGCGAAGGGCCTTGGATTTGGCGTATACTTATCTCACGGCAAGTGCGCCCGTAATTACAGGAGACTAACATGGCAGCCAGATACTACGGCATCAGCCGCGGCGAAACCCGCGTCACCGAAGGTGCTGCGACCACAGGCAAAGAACTTGAAGTCGTGATCGCAGTGACGGGAACTGTAAAGCGCGTCGATGCGAACGTGCTTCTGGATTTTGTTGTGCGTCATATCAACACAGGCACCGACAACCTTGTAGCGTAAGGTTGTCCGAATAGGAGGACAACATGGCTACGAGCAAGCTGGCACTGTGGAACCAAGTGCTGGGAAAATTGGGTGTCAGTGCTACCGGCCGCCTCACGTCCGTAACCCAGGTCTCAAAGAACCGCGCAGCAATCGAGAATTGCTACGATGTGCAGCGCAAGCGCGAGCTTCGACGCAACTATTGGAGCTTCGCTATCTCGCGTGTTGTGATCCGCGCGATTGACACCACAGACAAGATTTGGACGCCGGGGACATGGTTGGTGGGCTCAACCTATGCTTTGAACGATGTGGTTGTGCTTTCTGGCGAGACGTACATATCGCTTTCGGCTGCCAACATTGGCAACTCTCCTGTGGCCGCCACCGACGAAGGCCCCACAGCGTTTTGGGCGGTGTATCGTGGCCCCCTTACCTCCAGCGAATGGGACACCGGGCTCCAATACTATCGCGGTGAAGTCGTGCATGTGACCACGGCGACGTGGCTTGCAATCGGGGCTCCCACGGCCGGCACAACGCCGGCAGAAGGTCCAGAATGGCACGAGATCACTGGAGAGACACAGGTGGCCACCACCTACCGCTCTCCTGTGCACGGGCGTTTCTATGCGTACGTGAAGCCGCGGGACTTCCTGCGCGCGGCGCCTATAGACCCGAAGTTGAGCCTTGCAACCCTCGATCACTTGGTCGAAGGTGACACGATTATCACCGATGATCCGGGGCCACTCGATCTGCGCTACGTGAAGAACATCGCCAATGTTACGAAGTTCGACGCACTGTTCGATGACGCGATTGCGTGCAAGGTTGCGTTCGAGACGTGCGACGAGATCACCCAGTCGAACACGAAGAAGGCGACGCTTGCGCTAGAATACGAGGAAGCGGTTGCCGACGCTAGACTGGTCAATGCAATCGAGGGCTACGGAGCGGTAGAAGCGGACGAAGACGAACTGATTACCGTCAGATTTTAGGAGGATAGCCGTGACCACTTCTTCTTTTGCTCAGTATAGTTTCCTCGGAGGCGAATGGTCGTCGTACTCCGAGGGTCGCATGGACAGCGAGCGGTGGAAAACCGCGATGAAAGTTTGCTACAACGGCTACGCACTGGAGGAAGGTTCATGGACGCGCCGGCAGGGCACCCGCTGGGTCGCACACACAAAGAAGGGGCTTTCGGCAAAACTACTGAGCTTTGCATTCTCTGTTGACGAACCGTTTCAAACAGAGTTGGGCGACACTTACGCGCGCTTCTTCTTTGGTCAGACGCCCTTGTTTACAAACGATCAAAAGAATGTAACCTCGATCTCGGCGGCGACGCCTGCGGTAGTTACAACCATAACCCATGGATGGGCCGACAACGATACGGTCATGTTCTTCTTCGCCGCGGGAGACGAACAGGCACAGCACAACAATGCACCCACGCTCCGCAAGCGCCAGTTCACAATCGACGTTTTAAGCACCACTACATTCGCGCTGTACGATGCAATAACAGGTGCCGCAATAGACGGCAGCACGCTGAACTACACGGGGCCGGGCGGCATAGTGAAACGCATCTTTGAACTTACTACTGCGTGGACTGGAGACGAATGGAAAGCCGTCCGCAAGGTGCAGAAAGACGACGAGGTTATCTATTTGTCGCCTACGGATATCCCGCGGCGTCTTGCATTCAGCGTCTCGACTGGTCTTCTCGCGCTCACGGCCGCGGTGTTGATTGATGGCCCCTATCTCGATCCGCCGCCCACGAGCAACACGACCACGCTCGACCCAAGCGGTGTCAGCGGCTCCGTGACTTTGGTCGCGAGCGCAGTCACGAACATCAATGGCGGCCAAGGGTTCCTATCGACCGATGTTGGGCGCCTCATTCGTTTGTTTTGGGAGCCCGCGGCGTGGTCCTCGGCTTCGTCTTATGCGGTCGGCGATCTGGTGAAGTACAACGATCAGTATTTCGTCAACGTCGTGGCGACTGGCGCAACGGCCGTGACGCCCGAGCGCAACGTAACTTCGTGGAGTTTCGCCGCCGATGCCGTGGTTTGGACGTACGGCCAAGTCACGGCTCGCGCGAGCACGACTAGCGTCACCTTCAACATTCTAGGCCCCACTCTGCCAGATGCGACCGCGCGTCTTGTGTGGCGTCTCGGCCTCTACGGAGACACGTTGGGTTGGCCAACAATCGGAGGATTTCATGATGGAAGACTGTGGCTTGGCGGCGTCAAAGCTAACCGCATTGACGGCAGCGTTGCAAACTCAATCAATGGACCGTTCGACTTCACACCTACGCTTGCGGACGGCACCGTTACGGATGCCAACGCCGTCTCGGCTGAAGCAAATTCTGAAGACCGGAATACTGCTGTTTGGATGACGACTGATGAAGAGGGCCTCCTAGTTGGCACCACTGGCGGCGAATGGCGCGGACGCGCGAGCGCGAACAACGACACGATCACGCCGTTCAGTTTCGACTTTCGCCGCGTCTCGAAGACCAAGAGCTTCGACACAGAGCCGGCGCGTGCGCCTTCGATGCTGCTTCTGGTGCAGGGTTCCAAGCGCAAGATTATGGAGTGGGGCTACTTCGAGGGCAGCGGCTACAAGGCCGCGCATCTTTCGCTGACAGGCCGCCACTTGACCACGAGCGGCATCGAGGAAATTCAATACCAGCATGAGCCGGTTCCAATGGTGTGGGCACGTCGCGAAGATGGCGGCCTCATTGGTTCTGCTTACAAGCGCGATCCCGAGAGCGGCTATCACGCTGCGTGGTGGCAAACTGTACTCGGCGGCGGCCGCATCACGATCAGCATCTCTGCTGGCGCATCTCTGTCGGGCCGCAGCGAAGCCTTGTGGCAAATCTCGCGTGGTGAAGACGGCGCCCACTTCGTGGAAATCCTGTCGCCGATATTCGAGGATGACACGGAAGGCTGGCAAGCGTTCTTTGTGGACAGCGGCATCACTCCCGAGGCCGGAGTAGTGAGCGGTGCTAACATTCTCTTCTACGGCTTCATGCCACTTGTTGGCAAAGCCCTTGCGGTGATGGTCAACGGCATTGACACGGGCGACTACACCGTGTCGGCGACCGGAACGATCACGGTCCCTATTGGCGGCACTGGTAGCGGCTACACTCTCGCAAATTTGCAGACGCTCTCGGACGCTGGCGTTGACTACGGCGAATTTGCTGTAGACCTGGACATTGGCGCCGGCACCTCGCCGCCCGACAACACGGGCGCAATTATGGCCCATATTGGCGCCGAGAATGAAGTCACGGGCGTCAACGACAACGAATTTCTTATCGACGCTAACCGCAATCGCCTGTTCGTGTTCAAGGAAGGCAACGCGGCCACGGCCGGCATCCGGCGCTTCGATCAGAATGGCGCAGGCAAGGAGACGGCGCAGAATAACATCGAAGGCATATTTGGTGCAGGCTCCGGGGCATATGTTAGGACGCCATGCGCCATTGACCAGAGCGGCTTCCTTTACTTGTTGCCGGGCGTAATCACCAACACGCAAGCGGTGAGCAAGATTAATCCCACGTCTCTCACGGAGGTCGGTCGCTTCGGCGTCGCAAGCGGCTACCTTGCCGCGCTCACCAACGGCACCGGGCTTTTGGCACCGGGCAACATGTGTACTGTTCGCGACACTGCTGGTTACGACTACTTGGTATCGTCCAGTATCTTCGGCGATGTTGCGTTTGTGAACGCCACGGAGATGAAATTCGCCGGGCAATCATTCGACGTGGACGAGGCGTTCTCGACCGTGTGCGAAGGTGCCGCATCGACCGGCGTCGCCTGGGGCCTCGGCATCGCAACGCTTCCGTCTGCCACTGCGCTCGGCCTCTATAAGTTTGAGATTGGACCGGGTGCTTCAGGATGGGCACCCACTATCCCGATCACGGATTGGCAGACGGCTCCCAATACTGCTATTACAAAAACAAAAGTCGGGACTATTGGCGTCACCGAAATCGACGCGGCGTGGACCACGTTTCAAAACGTCAGCGGCCTAGCGTTCGACCGCACTGACGGGCATCTGATAGCAATGATCAAAGGCACTACCGGAGCGGTGGAAAAGGTCTACCTCGTCAAGATCAATGTTACGACTGCCAACATAACTTGGGCGACGGAGATCAACGCGTTCGACGCGTACAGCCCCAAGAACTTCAACAAGCATTACATTGACGACAACACGTTCGCGCATTTGTCGAATACTACGGGCGGCGGCAACCGCATCCTGTATCTGTTCAACACCAGCACGGGCGTCGCTACTACGCAGAATTGGTCCGCCGTCGCATTGAGCACCGTGAATGGCGGCCAACAGTCCAACAGCATTCAGGGCTCCGTGACGTACCTCGGCATTTATGTGGACGGTTCCTACACGCTGCCGAGCGCGGAGATCGGCGACTACTTCGACAATGCTAATCCCGATGGGGTCACGAACCAATTCCTGCGCATCTTCCCTCGCTCGGGCCAAGCATCCGGCACAGCCGTCCTGCGCGTCTACAACCGCATTCCTATGGTTATCGGGCTGCCGTACGAGAGCCGGGGCCAAATCCTGCGCCCTGACTATGGCAGCGATGCTGGGGCTACCAATGGTCCTGCGTTCGGCAAGACCCGCCGCATCCACCAGTATGCGGCCTCCGTCTTGCGCGCCCGCGGGATAGAGTTCGGCATTGACTTCAATACGTCCATGAAACCGGCTGATGGGCTGGCGAATGCCGATGGGTCCGCCCTGGCTCCGGGGGAGTTGTTTACCGGAACCATCGGTGGTACGATGGACGCCGACTACGACACCGAGAACAAAATAGCCTGGAGAATAACTCGACCTTACCCCGCAATTGTGACGGCCGTTGCTGGCTACCTCGCAGCGCAGGACAAATAAAATGGTTATTGCATTAGCCCTTGGTGCACTCTCCTTGGCCGGCTCCTTGATAGGCGGCTTCGGCAAGAAGAAGGCTGGCGACGCGGCGGCGAAAGCTGCGACGGCTAATGCATTGCTTGCGGAGGAAGGAGCCCGGATCACGGAGGCCGGCACCGCGCTCGATCTTACGCGCATGGCGCGTGCGGGCTTCAAGACGCAGGGCTCCATCCAGGCCGCGGCGGGCGGCTCTGGGCTCAAGACCTCGGGCTCCGCACTCGACGTGCTGCGCTCCAGCGCGGCGAATATAGCGCTTGACAAACAACTGCGCGGGATGCAGGGCGCACTCGATGCTATGGGCTACAAGGGTAAAGCAGCCGACTATCGAGCGCAGGCGGCCGGCGCAAAGGCCGAAGGCAACGCCGGGCTTGCGCAGGGCATCCTCGGCGGTGCCTCTAAGCTGCTATCTGGAGGGTTGATCTAATGCCTAAGCTCATTGAACACGTCTCCGAAGTAGCGGCGCCGAGCCAGAGCGAGGGCGTCTACCAAACGCCGGGCTTCCGCGCTCAGGCGGCCGGCGCAATGCTGAATGCTGTCGGCGAAGGTGTCACCCAACTAGCGGACGTGTTGACCACGCGCTACAAAGAGAACGAAGCTGCGAAAGTCGCTGCCGAGTTCTCGAAGGCGCAAGCGGAACTGACGATCAAGCACGAGGAAGCATTCCGCAATGCGGACCCGAATGACGAAATGGTTGGCCAACGGTTCATTGACGAGACACTGACGCCCGCGCTTGACGGGCTCGGCGAGATCGCGCAGTCGCGCGAGGGCCGCATGATGTACGACCGCGCCCGCTCGAACCTCGAAGCGAGCTTCAAGATCAACACCGCTGCAAAGCAAGCGACCCTTGCCGGCGCCGCGGCCGTGAACAACTATCTTACGACGGGCAACCTTCTGTCAAACGCGGTTCGTGCGAACCCGGGCAATCTTGAGTTCTCAATTGGGCTCGCGCAGGACGCGGTTCCGACCAACCTCGATGCCGACAAGCGGCTGGAGCTTCAGCGTCGCATCAATGCGCAGATCGCGGGTGCCGCGGTGAACGGCATGGCTGACAAGGGCATGTTCGACCAAGCGGAACAGCTTCTCAACAGTAATGAGCTTGACGAATACATCGACGCGTCCGACAAAGAGACATTGAGCAACAGCATTCGTGCCTCGCGCAACGCAGCGAAGGCTGACGCCCTTGCGGCCGAAGCCGCGCGGATCAAGGAGGTCGAAGCCGAGAACGAAGCCGAGGCCAACAACATTATGGCCAACGTCGTGCAGCCTGACGGTACTCTGTTTGTGCCGCCCGACTACAACCAACGCATCGTCGGCTATTCTCAGCGCGACCGTGCGAACCAGGGCACCACGACGGCCATGATCAACTTTGGCCGCAGCGTGGTTGAGGATCAACTGAAAGACGTAGTGACGGTCTCGGACCCCAGCACGTACGAAGGCTTCCGCCAGCGCGTCGGCCTC